CCCCAATCAGTTCCATGTCTCAACCATTCTGCTCGTTCACCGTAATGATCGATGCTACAGCTTAGTTCAATCTTTTTAAAATGTTTCCATAAACTAAGTATGTCATGATTCTTATATTTGATTGTACTGGCATTTGTGTTATATCTTAAAACTGTATCAGTTCTGCCTTTTCTAATCATTTCTTCTAGTATAACATAATGTTCTTCAGTAATCAACGGCTCACCACCTGCGAAATATGCTAGGTCAATATGATCTACATGATCCAAAACTTCATTTAACAGATCTCCCTTATGATCATCTGCGTGTATAACAATTGGTTTGTTTTTATCATAATATCTATCTTCAGCAGCCCATTGGCTACTAAATTCACTGCCGCATGTCCTACATTTAAAGTTACAAATATTACTAAATCGAATATCAAAATAGTGCATCTTAAAATCTGGAACGGTTCCATCTTCTAATGTAGTAGGTACTAGTTCATCAAAACGTGTAGCCCAGTGATCTTTGCTATATGTTCTAAAACTATACGGGCCTGCTTCTTCATGTTTATAACAAAAGTCGCAGATATCATTCTTTACATTATTAAGCATGTTCAGACGTAGCTGTTTCATTTTATCACTGTTGAATGCTTCCTTCAATGATGTTTCTTTAGTACTACCAAACGGAGTTGAATAGTTATTACTGCAACACGGATAGATATCCCCTTTTGGAGTTACATTTAAGTGCATCCAAGGAAACATGCAAAATACTTTGCTCTCGTTTAACAGAAAGTTTTTATTAAGATCTTCCATGTTAGTCCATTAATGATGCAAGCTCAGGAAACACCTTAACAAAGTCTTCTCCCCGTACTTTGTCCAATTCTAGTACATAGGCACGGAATGCATCCTTGTACAATTCCCACTGATTAGATGATTCGGTCCAATTAGCGGCATTCTGAATAGTATTTTTCTGAACAGGAGTAAATCCGTTAGAGTTCATGTAGTGGAGCAACTCGTTAATTTTATCTCTAGCTTGTTGTTTTAAATTAGTAGGTAATATTTGAGCTGAGAAGTACTCAGGATGAGTTAACGGATATAGACTATAACATCGACCAGGTGGTGGTTGATAAATCTTTTTATCAATTAGATAAGTGTAAAATTCTTTTAAGGTTAGATAGTTGAATGCACTGCTAACTGTATTCAATGATAGTTGAAGATTTGGCAACGACTTTAATATTAACAAATTGCTTTCAATTTCTCCCCAATTAGTTCCTGATCTAATGTATTCTGCACGTTCACCTACATGATCAACGCTTGCCCAAAATTCAATAGGCTTTTTAAATTGACTCCACAGCTGGATAATGTCTTTGCTTTTGAATTTTAAATTACTAGCATTAGAGTTATATACAAGGGCAATATCTGTACGGCCTTGTTTGATCATTTCTTCTAGCATTATATAATGTTCTTCAGTGATCAAAGGTTCGCCTCCTGCAAAGTAGGCATATTCCATATGAGGAATATGTGACATTATTTCTTCTAACAGTCTAGGTCCATTGTTCTTTGGGTATATCTTAGAATATGGCAGTTTTCTTTTAATATCTTCCTGTTCCCATTGCGTACTGAATTCAGCATTACAAGTCCTGCATTTAAAATTACAAATGTTGCTGAATCGAATATCAAAGTAGCGCATCTTAAAATTGTCAAGATGTCCGTCTGATTTAGTATCAACTATAACTTCGTCAAAGTATTTGTTAAATCTATCAGCGTATTGAAAGCGGCTAGATCTAACTCCACTTGCTTCGTGTGAGTGACAGGCTACGCAGGCAGGATTAACTCTTTCATTTAGCATATCTAAACGCAACTGTTTCATGTTTGGAGAATTGATCAACTCCTCTAGATTTTGTGAGTTTGAGTTGCCAATAGTTGTTTTAGCAATACAACATGCGGATGCAGTTCCAGTTGGACTTGTGTGTACATGGATCCACGGAGACATACAAAATACTTTGCTTTTGTTTAATAGGAATTCTTTACTGTTCATTATAATTTGCTACACTTTTTAAAAAACTTTTCCATCTCTGGAAAGGTTGCGACAAAATTGGTTCCGCGTCGTGTGTCTAGTTCATTGAACCAGTTGTAAAAATCACGCTGCCCTTCATCGATTTTATTTTGATCATATTCAGTCGCTCCCATATAATCAACTACTCGTCTAAACTTTTCAAACTCAACTTCTGAAAACTTAGTTGGATCTTTATCGCTTACGTTCTTTTCCATAAACTTAAGACTATCCTTCATATACTTCATAAACTCTTTTTTAGGAAGAATGTTCATATCGTACTGCAAAGGCTCTTTCAAGTACGGAGTATCAAATCTAACCATCTGCGGTTGGTCTGTTTTATTATATCGATTATAGATACTTCGCCATTCTAGTATCTTCTCTAGCAAGCTCTTAAATGTTGTTACAGATAAGATATTGAATGTAATCATAAAGCTAATCGGTTGGCCGGTACCTTTTAGATAAGCATCTAAGTTGCGTTCCCAAATTTTTAAATCCAATCCTGTTCGAATATATTCAGCACGGGGACCCCAAGTGTCAATGCTAGTATATAACTTAAACCTGTTGATGCCTTTGTTATCTGTTAGATGATTAACATACTCAACCATTTTATCAACTAGGGCGGGCTTTACTCCTAGGTTACTATTAATGTTTAATTCAAGTTTAGGCATTGGATCTTCTTTAAGACTAGCCAACAGCTTCCATGTACTTGTGTGCATCAACGGTTCTCCTCCTGTAATACGTAGAATGGTTAATGTCTTACGCACTGTCGGCCACCATTGCCACCACGCATCTACATAAGGATTCTTTTCTTCACGTTCGTACAGATCCATCCAATCAATATCGCAACGATGATTCTTAACTGACGTTACTGGGCCGTATTGTTTGATTTCATTATAGAAACGACTACTGGCTTTTGGATGACAATATCCGCATTTAAAGTTACACTCGTTGCCAAAACTAACTTCAATATATTCCGGGTTTACATTTTTGTCCCAGGGATTATCTATAACTTGCTTATAACGTTTCTCTGTAAAGATACTAGCAGTTTTGATATGTCTATCACTGATGTAATCAGGACCCATGTTCTCAATGTTCCAACAGTATTGGCATCCTTTGGTCTGTACGCCTTCTAGCATTTCTTTGCGCTCTTGCTTCTTTATGGAAGTGTTATGCAGAGCACTAGGATTCTTTTTAATCTCAGCTAGATCAATTTTATGTGGAGCAGGATGATAACAACTGTGAGTTTCTCCTGTTTGTAGATATAAGGTAACATGATGCCATTTAGCTAAACAAAACGTTGGACTTGTTTTGTTTACAATGGCAATAACCTTTTTAATTTTTTCGTGATCTGATTCTGACATAATATGTTATTCGGTTTTTAAGAAGCCAACTAGCATGATGCGCGGCTCTTTTGCAAAAGGGTTCACAGGAGTAACACAGTGAGGTAACTGTTTTGATCCGTGATTCATTATTACAAGTTTATTAAATTGAGGTAAAGATACAGAAGCTGTTTGGTCTTCATGTACGGACAGTAAAAGGCCGCCCCAATCCCATTTCCAATTACTGTTGAGGTACCAAACAAATCCCCAATCAGATATGTAATCATCTTTGTGAATTCTAAAATGTCCACCTTCATTCATGTAATAACAGCGTAATTCTTTATGCACAATTTTTTTAGATACTTCTTTTTCAATTGCAGGGATTATATAAGAGTTAACGCAGTCTTTAATTAGATTAGAATTTTCTAAGAATCCTGATCTTTTAAAATTAGATAGATATACCTCATCGTTCTCTGGCAAGGTTGATGACACTACATTAAAGTCTCTCTGATAATAAGTTTTTCTCTCCTGCATAACAGTATCGTAGTCTGCAGAAAGAAATGCCTCTCTTATTTCATACGCAACCTCAGCTGGAACCACTCCAAATATTTCTTTCATATACTGTTTTCCTAGTCTGTCATTTTATTAAAGTATTCTCTTAACCAATTATAGTCATTGATCTTTAATAATGCATTGTGATCATTTACAAATTTGTTAGCAAAGTCGCAGGCGTGGGTTGCACCTAAGGCTGCATAACTACCAAATTTCTTTTTAGGGTCCGAACTCAGCCATTCGTTGAGTTTGCCCATTTGATTGTTCTTATATAGTTTAACGCATTCTCTAAAAGCACTACGCCAGGTTGAGAATTCATCTACATTAAATGAAGTAATACAACTAATTCTATCTTCTGCACTTATATTAGGCATTATGCCCGTAAACATATCAAGAGTGGTCCATTTCTTCTTCTTCATTAGGATACTCTTATTAAACAGTTTAACACCTCCGTTATGATAAGTCAAATTATTTACTGGATTTTGGCTGCACCATACATAGGCACAGTCTCTGTCAAATATGCCTGGCTGAAAATCAAATTCCCAATCGTCCACTAGCCATGCGTCTCCGTCAACAACAAAGAACATATCAGAAGTTGACAATTTGGCTGCGGCCTTATGTGCGTTAAAGATCCCGTCAACACCGTGTATCCGTTTTGCCCAAGGTGCTTTCTCTAGTACACGATTCCAATTATCATCAGCATTGGGTTCTTTATAGGAAATAAAGATGACATCTAATTGATCTGCAAACAATGGAGTTACTAACCCAACTGTTTTCTCACCGATAGGTTTGTCGCAAAACTTTGCTTTAACAGTCCAAACTTTTTCTTTAGAAGTAGAATCTAAATACCAAACATGTTCATAGGCAAAGTCATGCCATGGTACAATATACTCTTCATCGTATTTTAATTTAGGTAAGTTAGGATTGTAGGCAATGTCTACATTTGGACTAATGTAGTCTACAATTTTACTGCCTTCTAATTCTTCTGTTACCTGAATGGTGAACGCCCAAATACCATCCTCGTCATTTCTTAAATGTTTTCTATCTAACATCCAAATATGCTCGTAGGTAAAGTCATGCCATGGCATTGTGTAATCTAAATCGTAGTCTAACTTTGGTAGTTCAGGATTATATTTTACAGTAAACTCGGGAGTGATAGTTCCTAACCATTTCCATTCTTTGGGTTTACGCCACAACGGCGTAAATTTTATAACCCATAATCTCTCGTCGTTGGTTTGATGTATAGGATCTAACTCATAGGCACACTCGTGTGCTAGATCATAAAATGGAGGGCAACAATCATTGACATCTACTCCTAGGTCTGGTAGGTGTTCATTAAATTCAACAAACACATCGGGGGCAACATATCCCATGTCTTTAGTACCTGATACTTCCTTGCCCATGGGCTGACAACTAAATGCCCAAACTTTATCATCTAAGGGATTGAATCTCGGATCTATGTACCATACTAACTTATAATTCCTATCCCACTTGTTAGGATCAAATGTACCAAATGGGTCGTCCTCATAGGTTATAAGTTTATCAATATCTGGATTCTTTGTCCAAACTAATTTAGTCTTAACTATGTCAATAGACTCGTAGCCGTGATACGGATACCAACCATCCTTAAATATCTTAACAATCCATTCCCCTTCGTGGGTAATGACTATACACTTTCTTGTATTAGGAAGTTCATCTACATAATGTTGTAATTCATGTTGCCATTTCTCTGGAATGTTGTTGTTTGGATTAATTACAAAAAACTCAACATGACCTTGTCCTAATTCATAGAGCTGTAGATCGTAGTGAAGGTCATGCCCTTGCCATTCAATGGTAAGAGATTCTTTGTGAGAAATTTGATAGATATTTTCTAGCATTACTACTAATTATCTTAGTAGATAAAACTACTAAAAATATCAGGTTGGGAATGGAACTAATCCAACATCAACTGACCACGTTGACGTAGCAGTTGAATGATTGGCAGTAAATCCTCTAAACAAATATGTTCTTGTTTCGCCTAGAGGTAATGGAGTTGTTGCTGTAGACAATACAGCTACACCTTGGGACGGAAATGGATACTGCGGTAGATTATTGTATCTGCCTGGACTATCTTTTTCACTATAATAATGGAACGCTCTGGTTAGATTCTGTAGGGTTCCGTCAAAATCTGGATTACCAGACAAATCCCGTAAATTGTTTATTCTAATGGTTATTGCATCGTAACCATCGTAGTCAACAATAAAAATAGACCCTTCACTTTGATCAAAGCCAAAATAGTCAGCGTAATTTAAACCAGGTGTAGTTTTCCTAATGTACA